AGCCTGGTCCAACAGGTATGTGAGCATATCCTTGTCAAGAGGTACTGAGACTCCGGCTTGCTTCAACTTAACCAGATAATCAGCCACACCTGTAACATCCTTCTCAGCTATTCCTCCATGGACTATCCTAGGCAGTTCTGCGACATCGAATTCTGGGTTAAGTTCAAAGATCTGTGGTACTAGCTGAGTGTTGATAGCATCCTGGATGCGGTTCAGAATTCCTTCAACCCCTTTCTTGAACGATTCGTTCTTAACGTCAGCTAATGCAAAAGACCCAACACCTTCATGACCCATGCTCACTATGTCTGCAGCTAATGTTTCAAGCATCCAGTTGTTCAGCATTTGAAGAACGCTAACCAGATCAAACTGTCTCGACCCGCCAGATGTCAGCAACTCAAACCGATATTTCTGGACGTTGGTTGGTTTCCCGTCGTTGTCCATGTACATGGACGATGGAAGTACTAAACCTTCTGCATCGTCTCGACGAGTCTTTGTGGCTAAGTCAACGTACTGATTGTAGACAGCACTGTATGTTGGGTCCCCGCTAATGTAACCCAAAATGATCTCTTCTGGAATGTAAACCACAGGATACCCTGTGAGATCTCGATCTGCACCTTGAGCTAGAAGTAGCTGTAACTTTTGGCTGTATCTATAAGTAGTATAAATAGCACGCAGAGGAGTCCACCCTTCTGGCGAACCCATATAGCTCTTGTAGGTAACGTGGATGCACTTGTTCAATGGAATGTGACGTCTCTGCCAGGTAGGTGCCGCAAATTGTTCGATCTCGATGGCTTCGTTGTACCTGGGAGATAGAGGATCTTCTATGAAAATCCAGGACCATCTTGTCACTTGAGCTATAGGTGTGAACTTGCCTATACCAATTCTGCCATCAGTGTATTTCGAATTCAGCCTGTATGGGTCGTCCAACTTACCTGAACGTTGTTTGTAGGTAACTTCGCTCACAGCCCAACCATATGAGATCGAGGTTAGCAGGCTCGAGATCAGGTCACGCCAAGGTGTTTCGATATCATCTAGCACAGTCTCGAGGAACTCAGCTGCTTTCTTGTCTGAGTCTGTCTCAGTTAGTTTTCCTTCTTCGTTCTTAGGACCAGACATGCCTGGTTCAACGTGCCACGCCACCGAGAGTGCTAGAGACTCAATAGCATAGAGCATGGAAGCTACAGGGGGTGAGCTCTCCGTGATCTCCCTCCAGATGTATGGGAGTCGTATCGAGTCGCTAAGTTCGAGGATATAGTCGTTATTGATGTATGAACCATAACGTCGGAATCCTCCAACTCCATAAGTGGCTCCTCGGTTGAAATCCCATGGAGGTGTCAGAGGAGTCTGAGTTAACTTTGGTCCGTCCTTTATCTCATTTGCCATGTTATCGCCTTCTTAGAGGTCCCAAATGGTTTTGCTACGCTGTCTCCCAATACTTTTGAACCCGTCTGTCTTTTCCAACACCCTTGGCGAGATTATGGGTGATGTCTGCGTGGTGTTAGTGTTCAGAGCCTGGAATGCTAACCTGCATGCATCAACACAATCATCATGCATCCCATGAGGAAACGCCAGAAGTTCTTGCTCAAACCAAGTTGGCAGCGTCCTGACATGGACTACCTGGCCACACTCGTATCTGGCTTCCAGTGGCGCAAAACTCGAAACCTTGTCTTTAGTACTTCTTAAACCTCGAACTACAAAACTAGTCTGGGCAGAAATGGTCTGGACCATCGCTTTCTGGTACGCCACGTCCTCAATCCCAATCACAGATGGCTGCCACTTGGCAGCTATAGACTTGATCATCTCTACTTGCTTGGCAAACGAGAGTCTGTCTCTCTTGATATCCAAGACGTGGACTATGCCACTAGGATCACGACCCAGGACGGCTACAGCAGTATAGTCTGCAGAACTTTTTTCGCTGATAGCTAAGTCTACACCAAGAGCCACCCTCCAACCTGGTCCAGGCATCGTGTCATCGAATTTCAGCCAGTCAGACCGAATCCTAGCTCCTGTAGATCCAACAAACTCTGCGAGGTATTCCTGCCGAAACACTATGCTTGGGAGTTCTTCTTTGCTTTTATCGATCTCTTTTGGGTCTATGAATGGGTTGTTATAGGTTGAAAAATGCCAAGACTTGATATCTGGATCTGCCCCAGATTGACCTTTCAAAAAGAGACGATGAAACCAACCGCCTTCTACTTTGGGAGTGCTGATGAAAATTGCACCACCCTTGCGATCAGATAAAGAGGGTCTCAGAATTTGTTCCCAAACCTCAGCCTTTATAAAGTCTGCTTCGTCTACTATAAGATAATCCAGACCTTCACCTCGAAGATTATCAGGAGAATCAGCTGACTTGAACGCTATTGAGCCACCACTCGGAAATTCAATAGTCAAAAACCCTTCTTTCACATTAATAGGCATCGGAAACTGGGTCACAATATTTGTAGCCTCTCTCCACCCAATCCTAGCCACCTGGTACGTTGGTGCAACCCAGAACACACGTCCGCCTCGAAAAGCTTTCTCGATAGCGATTAGGCTGCACATGCGGGTTTTTCCAGCACGTCTACCAGCTGCTACAACTTTAAATCTAGCAGTGCTATCTACGACTTCTTGTTGAAGATCGTAGAGTGTAGGTAGAGTGATTGTTTTCTTAGGCATGAAGGTGTGACCTATACTGGATTTTTTTCCTAGCACAAAAAGAATTGACCGCAGACCCAGAGGAGCCTGCGCGATTATTTTTGATGTTGGTCCGACCACTTCAATACGAACTCAAGGGACGAGTGCTTGACGTCAGCGTCTAGCCGAATGTTCTTGGAATCCGCCCATCTTTCCCTGCGACGATTGAACAACCACACCTGCTGAGCCTTCACATCGCCTTCTATAGCTTTTTGATACAACGCGCTCTCGACGTGATCCGTGGCCGACTCTTCTGCGTCTTCAAACATCTGTTTGAACTCAGGGTCGTTTTTCAAATGGACATAGAAGGTGCTTCTGGTGATCCCGCACGCCTTAGAGGCTTGGGTGACGTTGACACCGCGTGAAATACATTCGCAAAACTTTTGTTTTGCCTCGGTGTCAAATTTTGATGACATAAAAACCTACTGAATCAAAAAACATTGTGTACAATACTTGTAACCACGGCTATCGAGCCTTACGTCGTCGCCGCCGCATTCGTCGCAAACCTGGTACTGGTAATGCTTGGTTACTTTGTGGTTCTGTCTGACCAGAACAATCGTCCCTACTCTGGTTCCAACTTTGCTTGGAAAGCCTTCTCTAGCTGGTCTGCTACCAAATCGAGATGTGAAGAACTTCCTGCCTTGTAGGAATTCACTGATATCAGAGAAACTACGAGACATACGCCATCGTGATGAATCTTGCTCAGATAACTCCTGGACGACTCTTGTTCTCGGATAATGTTTCTCCTCAATATATACGGTTTTATTTTTCATTCTACTTTTATAGCGAGCTCGGTTTACAGCGAGGTGACATGGATAGCAAATAGATCCGTTACCTTTTGTCCTCGAACGTGGACGATACTTGTTTTTCGTAGTTAGTACTACATCGCATACACGGCAATGCTTTGTTTTCAACAAAAATCCTCTCCTTTGCTCGCAAAATTCTAAGTCGAAAAAAGCAGGCTGGAAATCAGTTGAGCTCAACTATCAACCAATTTCTCTTTGAATCCAAAAGATACCTAGAAAAAGTCAGTTTCCATAAAATCGACTAAATATTCCTCTTTCCCAGACTAACCAGCCCTTGGTCTTTAGCCTGGATGACCAGTTTTCACCCAGATTGGGGTATTTCTAGGAACGACTATTTCGACCAGCCAGACAAGCAAAACCAGGATCGATATCCAAGATATCCTTTTCGAAACTGACTGAGAGCCTTAAAAAGGCACCAAATATTTGTTGCCTGGTTTTAATGTGCCAGACAAAATTTTGTGGCCTTTAAATCGAAGCAGATTGAGTTTCACCCCAGGCTTTAGACTGTGTTTTTCGGATGCAGTGGACTCAGTCACGAGTTTCTCGGCAAAAAAGTGCTATCAGGAGAAGCTAGTGTGTGTTTGGGCTTAAAAACCATCCCCTTGGTCTGCCTCAAAGGAACTTTTTTTTTGCCCCAGACAAAGAAGCTGCTAGAAACCAAGAATCTACAGCATGGCTGTTGAAAGTCTTCTGTTTTTTGTTAGACGTCTTCTTTAGACCAAACTGTTCTCTGAGTACCTTTGTTTCATAGCCGTGTTTCAGAACCAATTGCTTCTGTTTGATAACCATTTATAATTCTCTTTTACGAAAGATTTAAGAGTTTGAGACAATATTGCGCCTAGGTGATATATCTGGGCGATAACAAAGAACCACCTATAGTTCAAGGGAAGATTGGTCAAAAGCAATTCCAGACCGAGCCCCAAGCTTTCGTGCAAATTAAGAAAAACCACGACGAAGCATACCAGGAAGGAAGAACATCTAAGGACAAAAAATGAGATAGGATAACACAATCATTTCAATGATTATAGAAGCTATTGTCAGCTTTAGGCCCCACCCAAAATATATCATTTTTATTTTGTATACTTCATTCAGCTCCTTTTCCAAGCTTGCATAGTTAAGAGCCAAACGGCCTGCTGCATCATCGAATTTCATTTCACCATAGAGATGAATTATATTTTCGCCAGTCATCCTATGAGATGTTCTAGGAATTATACAAATCAGTACCAATATTAAAGAAGCTATGATTAGAAAAGATGGAATGTATATAATGTAGCTTTTATAAAGGTCGTGAGAATAAGCGAAGACCGATAGCAGGATTGTATTAAGTGCGATTAGTCCATATGCTTTGTTATCAAGCGATGTGGTTATGCATTCAAGCTGAAAAAGCGATTCCCTCACTTCATTAATTATTAACTCGTATATATCTCCCATATAAACTCACCTTATACCTTCATGCTCAGGCATTGGATCGCATTCATAAGACCTCCGGTAATTGCCCTGGTTTTTGGTGTAGAATTCTCTTTCTGATAGAACTCAGCACGATGCAATGTCAAAGAATAGCTAATCCATGCGTAATCTATAGGTTGAACGCTATCTAATAACTCGGGACGGCTTGTATGGACGCCAACTAACATGCCTAGACTGTGTGCATACGCCGCAATCGCCTTGACTGCTTCTACCTGGAGCAGGGGTTCGCCGCCTGAAAGTATGCATGCTGAACAAAACACAGAGGCCTCTTTTATAGCCTGAAAAATGATATTTATGTCAACATAAGTTGTGCCAGTTTGGTAAGTCTTATTATGACACCAATCACATCGTCTGTCGCATCCTCGTAAAAAGATCGATATGCAGGAATGACCTGGATAATCTACCAAGCTCAGATTTACAATGCCGCCTAAGTTTACCAACATAATTACCAGCTCCAACAAAAAGAGCTAGAGCAGTAGCTCTAGGACTCCATGTGAGACATGATGTATATGGCACGTGCTATTTTCGGTGGAGAGGAGAGATCAACCCTGATTCTGCGGATCTCACCGTCAGGAAGCACAAAAAAGCCTTCCTCAAAGTAGATGCCTTCGAGATCGTGGGCACGAAACTGTTCTTTGGCGAAAGACAATGCTGAAGTCTCAGTGAATCCTGTACCCTTGACCACCATGAAGTGGTACTCAGGGTAAGTAACGAGAATTGGAGACGGTGTGTCTACTAGCTCCTCATCATACACAGGGGATACGTTGTCTACAGTCGCTACCGCTGGAATGCAGAGCATTCCGCACATTATTGCAAAAAGTGCTATTATATACTTCATTTATTCAACTCGGAACGCGTCTG